TGCCCCTGTTGCACCTGTTTCCCCTTGTATACCTTGTGCTCCTGTTGCTCCTGTATCTCCCTGTGCTCCTGTTGCTCCTGTATCTCCCTGTGCTCCTGTTGCTCCTGTATCTCCCTGTGCTCCTGTATCTCCCTGTGCTCCTGTTGCTCCTTGTATACCTTGTGCTCCTGTTGCACCTGTTTGTCCTACTAAACCTTGTGCCCCTGTTGCCCCTGTTTCCCCTTGTATACCTTGTGCTCCTGTTGGCCCTGTTGCCCCTCGCAATGATCCATTATTAATTTCACCTTGTATAGTAGACAATTGTGTCTGAATTTGTTGATATTTTGCTTGTAAAGAACCATAACTTCCTAACATTATATATTCTATAAATATTTTATTTTAAAAATAAAATCTCCAAATATATTATAATGGAAAACAAAATCATTGAGAATTTAAAGTCCAAAGTAAAAGAAAGTTCTACATTGTTGTATATGAAAAATCTAAAACGATTGAATGGAAATCAGGAAATTAAGAATTTGAATTTTTTGAAAGACACCCCTGAAATATTTAGCAAAATTGAGAAATATAAACCGAATACTCAAAAAACTTATTTAATTAGTATTGTATCTGTTTTGAAAGCCCAACCCAACATGAAAAAGTACCACAAGACCTATTATGATGCAATGATGAAATTAAATGGGGAATTAAAAGTAAACAATACGAAATCAGATAGTCAGAGTGAAAATTGGATTACCCAAGAAGAAGTTTTAGCAAAATGGGAAGAGTTAAAAAATCTTGTTCCAAAAGATAAAAAGAAATTATCAGAAGAAGAATTTTATAATCTATTAGAGTTCGTAGTATTATCTTTGTATGTTTGTCAAGCCCCCAGAAGAAATGCAGATTATCAGAATAATTACATTGTAAAGAAAATGATGCCTGAACTACCCACAGAACACAATTACACTGATATTGAGAAAAATGAATTTGTGTTTAATAATTATAAGACGCAATCCAAGTATAAAACGCAAATCATTCCTTTTAATTCTGAACTCACAAGTATTTTGACAATGTGGCTAAAATACCACCCCCTCAAAAAATTCCTCAAATCTAATCCAATACCATTATTGGTTAGTTATGAAGGTGAACCATTCGTGCAGACAAATTCCATTACCAGAATTTTGAATAAAATATTTGGAAAGAAAATCGGTGTGTCTATGTTACGAAATATTTATTTGACTGACAAATTTGGTGACACGATAAAGGATTTGCACGAAACCACTTTGGATATGGGTACGAGTGCAGGAACAGCCGAAAATAATTATATCAAGATTGATTAGAATTTACTGGAAACATTATATTTTACTTGAATAAAGTATAATGTGTATGCTATACAAACAAATACCTAAATACCTAAAATACCTAAAATTTATAAACCTCCTCCATGAAAGAGAAAAATGGAAAATACTTTGGTTTTTTTAGATATTTAGATATTTAGATATTTGTGTGTATAGGTTCACTCTTCTTCGCCAATCGGCGTTCTCTAATCCTTGCAAGAATTTTGGAACGATTTTTCTGATAATTTTGCTTATTCCAATCTCTAATCCTTTGCTTATTTGCACTGTAATATTCACGATGATACTTGTTCCAGTCCTCTTTGTAGTCAGGTAGGTTCGTCCACGCCTTTTGCTTATTCACGCAATTCGGTGTTTCATTAATCCAATGCTGTTCTCTTTCTTTAAGTTGTTTTATATTATTATATTCCACTTCTTCCAACAAAGTAATTTCATATTCATCATTATTATCAAATATTTTGAAACTGGTATAATAGTCACCTTTGACTGCCTCATTGTATTTGTACCACTTGCAAATATGCTGACATAATCGGTATTGCAATGGTTTTGTAGTAGATCCCACATAAGCCATCGTTGGACTGAATATTTTGTATATTCTCCCTAAATGTTTCGGTAAAATCTCTGTCATTTTATATATTACTGAAATATTAAAATATATAAAATCTAAACTTAAAGAACTTCTCTACTTGATGGAATATAGATTTCATCTTCACTAAATACTACTTTTGGAAATGTTCTTGTGATTGTAACCCATCTACCGTCCATCTTTTTCAATCCTGCAATTTCTTTCTTATCCAATCCCAAATACGCATCACACAAATATTTCAAAGATGCATTCCCCATACTCTTTGGGAAAATGGTAATGCTATGTGCCTCTGCTAAAATAACTTTGGTTTCCTTATTGTTAGTTGCTGTATGTGTCGTGTAAATAATGCTGGTATTGTGGTGTCTTCCGATTTGTAACATATTATCCATTAGGGAATGCACTTTTTTCTCAATGGGTTTATTTTTTATCACATCGCAATCATCAAAAATACACAAAGAATTTGCAAAATCTTTCGCATCTAATTCGGTTGATAAAAATTCATTTCCTTCCAGTTTAATTCGTTTTATTCCTTTGACCTTGTCAATGCTACTATCCCCATCTAACGCTGAAAAAAGGAAAATATCATTATCTTTAAACATTTTCTTATATTGCTTTGCATAGTTGGCGGTATACACTGATTTTCCTGAACCTGATTGACCTGTGATATACAAAATTTCTCGTCCATCAGGTTTCGGAATTTGTTGAAATATATTTCCATGTGGTAATTTTAATTCTTTGAAAGGGTGAACGACTGCACCTTTCCCATCATCAATACAAATTATTCTTCGGTCTTGTTTTTTAGATGCTTCACAAATCACGACAGGCGTACCTATATTTTCTATATTCAAAGACATTTATATATAGTTAGATTTTTTTTGAAAATGCTAAACTTAAATCATTTACTATTTTTTCCAAATAATTTCTCAAACTTTCTAATTTTTTCTTATTAAAATGCAAACACAATTCATCTAATTCGTAACTCACATTATCTCGCAAACGAAATGCAAACACATTGCTTAACGACTGCTTAACAATTTGCAAATTATTTACAATGTCATACATATGTGGTTTTTTATCACAATTCAAAACATTCAAGATTATATCCAACTCATTTTTATTTTTGTTAAGTAGACCTACTTGTCCGTTGAAAAATTCCACCAACTTTTTAATTTTGGATAAATTCTTACTTGGTTCTAATCTACAAAGAGAGAAATAACGCTTCAATGCCTTCCAATAATCACCTTCTTTGTGTAATTCTTCGTAATCCTCTTCCAGAGATGATGTGTTTGTATAGTGCATATCATTTGTATGTCCGTTGATATTAATATAATAAATCTCGCTGAATTCTGTGAAAACGCCTTGAATAAGTACAATCATATCCAATTTAATCCTTGATTTTTCAGAAAGAGCCATTACCAACTCTAATTTCTTACCATTTACCATCTTGTATCCATCTTGAATTTCTTTGTAGTTCCATCGCAAAGGTTTTTTATTTCTCTCGCCACATTTGAAATCAAGAATAAAATAGTTTGGATTTTTATGGGCTTCGCTGAATTTTTCTTGAAATAATGTTGCAATATGATGATATGCACCAAACCCTTTTGCTTTGACAATTTCGTTTAAATCATAATCGCTGTTGTATAAAATGGATTTCAGAGACGATGAACCGACTAAATGATATTTTCCAGAAATCGTTAATTTGTTAAACACATCTACGATTGATTTTTGTAAATCATTCGGAATTTTTCGTTGAATAAGATACTCCATAATATAGATAGATATTAATTTTATCTATGTATATTCTTTTTGGCTTTTCTATACACACAAATATCTAAATACCTAAAATACCTAAAATTTACAAACCTCCTCTATGAAAGAGAAAAATGAAAAATACTTTGGTTTTTTTAGATATTTAGATATTTAGATATAGCCCACATTCCTCATATTATATGTTACGCTTGGAAAGGGACGATAGATAGTGATGCTTGTAGGCAGGGGACAAAAGAGCATGTTTCTGATGAAAAGTTGCACCAGTGCGTCCACCACCAGACCAAGTAGAACCTGAAATGTGACCTGCACCTTCCATATCTTCCCCATCATCTTCTAATTCTGGTGCACCTGCAAAACTACTCGTTAGAACAACGCTTCCTGATAATTGTTTTAACATAGGTACAAAATCTTCCAATGCGGTAGTTACATTGGAAATTGCATTACGACCAATTGTTTGCAATCTTTCTTCCCCACGCATGTCAGTGACGGCTTCCGAAAAATCACTAATATTTGTATCTAAATAATTCAATGCATCTAACAGAGTTGACTTTTGGTCGTTATTCAAATACATCATATTTTTCTGAAATCGTACACGAAATACAGTATTGAATTGAGAAACCACACTATTTAATTTGGAAACTTCTGGCGTTACATCACGAACTTTGGGTGGGGCTGTATTATCCGAATACAATTGGTCTAAAACTTGGAAAGAATAAGTCATCTCATTTAACTGACTGGTAATCTGGAATACATCTTCTTCCAATGAAGCAGGTGCAGTTCCAGCCATATTTTCAGGTTGCACCTCGTTGACATAATCCTTTTTCAAGTTCCTAAATACTTTTGCTAATGCTTGTTTCTGTGTATAGTAATCAGGATTTAATTTACTTTCGTAAGTTTTTACGACAGGCATATTATATATAATATAAGATTTTATTTTTTATATTATATTGTCAAAAATGCTTATTAACGAAGAAGAGATGCAAGTTTTCCTTTTCCGTGAGATTTAAGAGCGTGATGGGCTAATACATGATGAGCCCCACCACTATCCGAACCACCTGATTTAGAACCGCCGTGTTTTCCGTGATGCTTTCTCATCATCTTTGCAATGGTAGTCAAAGGACGATTTAACATTTTTCCACCAACCATTCGTTCGTATTCCACTTTACTGACAGGATCAACAGATTGCATTTCGTTCGTGTGTAAGCAAAGTTCTTTTGTCAAAATTCCTGTATACAAATTACTGATGCCTTGCTGTGTCGTCATAATTCCGCTGTTGACCGTTAGACAAACTACTTCTGGTGCAACTGCAATATCGTAACAGTTTCCAAAAGTGGCTGTAAAATTTAGATTATAATTTCCGAGTGAACCGCCTGAAAGGTAATTTGGAAGCCCAAAATCAATAGCAGGTGATAATACCAGTAAACTACCGATAGTTGACACCAAAGTTCCTTTACCAGTATCATTGTTCGCAACACTGGCGTATCCCTGAAATTCGTTCCATGTGCTTTGGACGCCGTTTTTAATTGATATTTTCCATAGGTCATTAGGGGTTGCAGACGATAAAATACCACTTTGGTTGTTAAAATTGATAGTAATATTTGTAATAGGGAAGAATGAAGTAGCATAGGCATAGTTTTGCTGGGCTATTGGAAAACGAGCAAATATTATAATAAGGTCAGGAACTTGATTGAGTTGAATAGTAGTAGATGTAAGTTGTCTTGTTTGAATAGAAGAAGGACTAACTCTGTTCCAAGCAGGTATTAAATCATTATAAGTAGTTAAATATCTTGGGAAATCCATGAAAGGAACAACATTCTTGGTGTTGACAACATCAGAAGGTTGAAGTGACAAGTAAGTAAGCAAAAGACGAGTATTCACCCAACATTGAGGTTGTGCGGTAGTACCAAGAGTAATACTTTGAATGAAAGGATAGAATTGAGTGGCTTGATTAGAAAGGAGGGGGTCATAAAGAGAAGCAGGATTAACCATATTCGCAGTAGACCATAAACGCTTACACTGACTATCCAAGTTAAACACAAAAGACATATTATTAATACCAAGAAGACCTTGTTGGTTATATTCAGGGTCACCAAAAATGAAAGGACTTAAACATAATAATGGTTCAGTGAACTGTGCTGTAACTGCAATCACCCAGTATTCAGAACCAGCAACATAACCAGTTCCACTACCAGCACCCCCAGCAAGAGAAACTAAACTACTATTTGTTTGAACCCCAGCACCATTCGTCCAGTAGTGAGTAACTGCAAAAGAAACATTGCCCCAAGAACCACGAGGAGAAAAGTTCTCATCAAGAGAATTGTTAGAGTAAGAACCATAAGGAGCATTGATAGAACCAATAGCATCATAATATTCACCATATTGCTGGTCTGGTAGAGTAGTAGTTCCACCATTGTATTTGTAGACATCACGATTACCATTCATACGAAGAAGAGCAGGTAAAACATCTTGGGTATTCACACTAACATTGGTGTTGTTAATAGTAGCAGAAGAAGTAGTAAACAATGAGTTGATAGGAAAGTTCTGGAAACTATCCAACACACCATAATTAATAGCAAAATCACCAGCAGGAATTTCAGCAGTTCCGTCAGGAACAGCAATTTGCTGATTAACTCGGATAGTAAAATTCATTGTTCCCTGAATAAGAACATTGCGGTCAATCACAATATTTTCGCTTGGTACTTGAACTTGGAAAACTATGGAGGAAGTTGATTGTGAGGTAGATTGAATTTGTTGCTGGGTGACCTGTGATCCACCAGACATAACTGCATAATGTTCTTCGGAAGTAATATCAGCCAAACGACTATCTTTCACGAGGCATGTTTTAAAATCACTCATTTATAATATACTATAAGAATAAAATATTTTAGAATACCTAAAATATATTATTTTGCTAAATGTTTCATTATACTTTTGAATTCTTCTTGGTAAAGAGTATCTTTAAAGAGGCAGTACACCCTGAACCTAAATAAAATTGTTGAAGTTGTCCGATTTTGTCCTTCCAGAAAACCGAAATATCCACTGAAAACAATGGATAATTTCCTGTAAGGGAAACATACCTATATTGTGCTTGGGGCAAATATACCAAGTTCGGCTTATATAAGCCATCATTCGCTACAATATCCGTAATTATCTGTTGGAAATTACTATTGTTGCCGTAATTGGAAAGTACATTTCCTTCATTATAGATTAATGGTTTTGAAAGTTGATTACTAATAATAGGCAAAGTGTTACTCACAAATACTAAACTACTAATAGGAGACATCAAAGTAGTTGTACCCCATTCCTGCACGACTTCTGTAAAATTCTGATAAATTGTATTCATAGATGCGTCTATTGTAGTAGTAGTATAAGTATTAAAGTTTGCAAATTGGTCTACATTGATAAGCCAATTTAGACCTGTATTATTATATCCATAGAAAAGGGCATTTAAACTGCTAAACAAGTTATATAGTGGACTATTGAAATACAAGTAAATTGGAGTTGTTTTGGAAGTTAAATAAAATTCATCAAATACTATTCTTGCAACCATCGCAGAACTATCCCAAGCCATTTGAGGTGCTACTGGTGGTGCAATCATATTACCATTAGGAGCAGTATATCCAGTTGGAAATGCAGGTGAACCTGAATAACTGGTTTTAAAATCCTCAAATGCAGTAAGAAATGCTTGATTAATCAGAGAAATCCAAAACTCATAAGTATAACAATTATAATATCCACTTGAATTATTTTGTAATCCATATTGAGTAAATCCTAATGGTATATTAGCAGATTTATCCTGTGGCGTCCATGAAATAAAATATTGTTTTGAAAATCCATTATACTGATATGTAAAACTATAAATCGTTTGATTAATATTTCTACTTGGATTATTTGGTAATGTTGCAATTTCAGGAATAAACACAGGGAGAGTGGGCGTATCTAATGTGAACCTTACAATTGAAAATACATACTCTTGTGGATTGCTTACGAAAGGTGAGTTACGAATTTCATTAAAATAAAGCACAGGAGGAGGTGTAGAAGCACTTGCTAAATTTGCAATTTGAATATCATAATAAATATTATCTGGGTCACTTGCATTCTTTAAAGGATTTAGTTGTGACATTTATATATTACATATATAATATTATTTTCTATTTAGCATATTTTTATCTTTGCTAAATGTATAAATGACTACCGCACAATTTAATCCAGAAGTCAGGCACTTATACCAGCATCTCATCAAGAGAAATATAGCACAATCCGAACAACCCAGTATGTTGCCCCCTCGTTACACTGGTGGAACAAGATATAGAAGTGAAGTAGTTGCTGGTACTAATCCTTACTATCCTATGTATCACCCTGAATTAGCAATGCATATTCATTCTGGGGGAGCAGTTTTAGGACACCCACATCAATTAGCCCATAGAGTTCATAACCGTAGAGTTGGTGGAACAAATTGGGACAGCATTGGAAAAGCATTTAAAGGAATTGTGAGTGACCCTTCCATTCAGAAAATCGGATTAAAGGTTGCAAAAGATTTGTATGGAGGAGGTGCAAGACCAAGAAGACACCCTGTTCGTTCACATATGCATGGAGGAGGATTTTGGGACGATATTAAATCAGGTGCAATGTCGGTTGCATCTAACAAAGGAGTTCAGGATTTTGCAGGAGAATTAATGAATGATTTAATCAATGGAAAAGGAAGTTACAAAAAGCGTATGGACGGTAAAGGACGCAGACACCCATTAGTACATCACAGACGAGGTGCAGGATTAAACAATATGTTATATGGTATGAATTTTATGGGTAAGAATAAGCAATTGAAATCTATGCAGAATATATTTGGTGGAGCACATAGACCAAGACGAATTCATCGCAGAGGTGGAATGAAAGTTCCAAATTGGTTAAAGAAAACCACAAGTGCCGTATCAGGACTTACAGGTATGGCTGACCCATTTAGTTCAAAAAGCAAATACGAAAACATATACAATGGTGCAGTAGACAATGCTGAATATTTAGCCGATTTATATAACACGGATAGTGTATTAGACCAGTTCCCAAGTGCTACTGGATTGGTTGGCGGTCGTCACCGCAGAGTACACAGACGCATTGGTGGAACTGCTGGATTGAATAGAAAACCTGGGGGCAACCCTGCATCTATTACCAATCAACTATCTCATATCCCAGTTGGATTAAGTGGATTTGGTAGACACCCTGCCCTTCGCCATCGCAGACGCACTGGTGGATCTGAAAGTGGAGGTGCAAGAGGAACACGAGCACATATCGTCAAGAAAGTAATGCAAGAACACGGATTATCCTTACCACAAGCAAGTTCATTTGTGAAACAACATGGATTATATTAAGTATAATAATAATATAGGATGGCAAGTTTTCACACAAAAACTTTTACGAAATATGATGACTATATGACACCCAAAATTGCTTGGGAGAATATACAACATCTTATTCCAAAAGACAAAGTAATTTGGGAAGCGTTTTATGGAAATGGAAATTCTGGAAATTATTTAAGAGAATTAGGATTTCAAGTAATACACGAAGAAATAGATTTCTTCACAAATAATTTAGGAGACATTATAGTATCCAATCCACCGTTTACAAAAGTGAAAGAAATAATGAAAAGATTAAAAGAGTTGGATAAACCTTTTATTATGATATTACCTGCTTCTAAAATTTGCACTTCTTATTTGAGGGAAAATTACAAAAACGATAATTTACAAATTATCATTCCAATAAAACGAATACAATTTATAAAATTAGTAAATGGTGAAATACCTGCTAATTATAAGAGTGATTGCAATTTTGATTGCTTCTATTATTGTTACAAAATGAATTTTGAGAGAGATATTATTTGGCTGGATTAGATTTTGACTGAATACCGAGTTTTAGATTTTTACAATTAATAATCTAAAACAATTTAAAGCAATTTTGGATTACCATTAGGTCAAAATTAATTAATTTTGACAATACTTAAATCTAATTACAACAAATTAGCATTTAGATTTGTATTTTGTCAAAATCTAAATGTAAAAATCCAATCTCGGCATTGATATTTCGCATTTTAGCAATATTTTATTTCTTAACCAATTATATATGCCCCCAAAATCAAAATCAGAAGTCATTGGTACTATTAAAAAAAGATTATCTACAAATATTACGGACAGTGATTTACGCCGTTATTTTCCTAATGCAGATGAGAACACGATTGTATACAGTGACCTTTCCAAATATAGTGATATACGACAATTATTACCGCATGACCGTTCCTATAAGATAATATTGATTGAAACTACCGACCATAATGTAGGTCATTGGACTGCTATAATGAGATATGGGGATACGATTGAAAGTTGGGATAGTTATGGGTCAGGGAAATTAGAAAATGAATTTAAATTCATACCAAAGAAGATTAGACAGATATTAGGGGAAACAACAAATTATCTACAAGAATTATTAAAAAAAGCAAAGAGAGATGGATTTAAAATTGTCTACAATCGTGACCGACTACAAGCAGACCACGATGGTGTGAATACTTGTGGACGCTGGTGTATCCTGCGTATTCTAATGATGAAAGAAATGGGTTATGATTTGAAAAGTTTTTGTGAATTTATGGACGATACATCAGAGGAAACAGGGAAACCGCCTGATGTGTTAGTATGTGAATGGATACATTAAAGTATGGGGAATGTTGGCTATATCTAAATATCTAAATATCTAAAAATACTAAACTATTTTCCATTTTTCTCTTTCATAGAGGAGGTTTTTAAATTTTAGATATTTTAGATATTTAGATATTTGTGTGTATAGATATTATTTACTATTGTGTAATCCTTGTAGAACTTCCGCTAACCAATCATCTGCTATTTTCTGTGCTAATAATGTTGCATCTCTTTTCAAATTAATATTATACATATCATCATCTTTAATATCATCAATGTTCTTGTGTGTGGTTTCATAATATTTTAATATCTTTCTTCTAATATATTTTGCTTCATGTGACCCAACAGATATTCCTGTTATTCTTGTGAATTCACTTCTCACCACTTTTTCAAATTGGTATTCGTCCATTCGTGACCCACCACACATTATCATTCTTGGTTTTCTTCTTGTACCACCTTGATAAGCAGTTTCAGCAAGATGTCCTATATCTGTGATGGTATTGGTAATCTTTCTTGCAAACGGACTGAATGCTTCTTCTACGGATTGTTTGATAAACTTTTCAGTTCGTCCATTATTTAGTCCACTTGCAGTCAACACTGCACTCAACCAGTCCTGACAATTATTATCTCGTGCGGAATAAGAATTATAGAATTTATTTGAACCCATATATTTTTCCCCATTTTCTAATAATGAATTCATGGTTACATTCGGTCTAATTGGAACAGGTAATATCTGACCGTTCTTTGCATTCTTAACTTGGTTCAAATCTCGTACATCAATCTTCACAGTAGTTTCTTTCTGTATCATAATCCAAACACCAGCCACTCTAACAAACAAAGATGTATGGAACAAATCATCAAACGATTTCTGTTGTTTCAACTGATTTAATTGTCCGCTTGTAATTGCATTTGTTATTTCGGTTAATGCATTACTAATTGGTGTTCGCATCAAAGTCATTCCCTCAATCTTTCCATTTCCATATTGATCTAATACTTTTTGTGCCGATGGAATTAATCTGTTACGTCCATGTAACAATACATCGCCAACCGCACTAATAGAATTCTTCAATGTTCCCATAGGATCTAATAATGCACCAGTCCAACTTCCTCCATACATTATAGGCATATATCCACCAACTCTACTATGATGAACGGCAGTCATATTTGCAGTGTGAGGTAAAATGACATTGACATAGAATAATGCTTTTTTATGGGCTTTGGCTGAAAATTTATTTGGAAATCTAATAATATGATTTGCAAATGCTTCTAAACTTTTGAATTTTGTGGTAGGGTGTTCTCTTTTGTATCTTCTATGTAACGCAGTAAAAGTTCCCCAGTTTACATCTTCAAAATGTATTGGTTTCATTATATATAATATAGATAATATATAATTAAATGTTTCTTTGAAATGGTGGTAAATTGTATAATCCTCTTATATATTGTTTTAATAAAATTTGTTGAATTAGATTTTGTTTATTGATTTCGTTTGGTGTTAATGGTGTATGTTTATTAATGTGTTTGGTTGGTCTATATACAGGATAATCTAAATGTCCTATGTCTTTCCAATCTTCTTCAAACCATCTTTTCAAATTCTTTTCTTTTTTGTCATCTTTGTATTTTCCACCTAATTTTTTATAAGTTTTGACAATAAATCCTGATTTGTAAGCACTTGGTTTGCTATATATTGTATCTGCATATTTTTTTACTTTTTCATATAATAATTTATTTAATGGAACAGGCATATATATTAATAGATATTAAATATTTCGTTTTTGCAAGTGATTTAAATAATAATGATGTGTTGGTGATGGACGGTAATGACCTGAACCAGATGGTTTTGGTTTCAAAGCATTAAATCCTGCTTGAACTTTTGGAATAAAATATGTTCTGTTCCAAGTTGGTAGTACTCTTTCCCAAATGACAAACGCCCCTTCTGGTATTTCAGCATATTCCGTATTATCACCAAAAGGGTCTTCCACCTTATCCCAAGCCGAAAAAAAAGCACTATCTCTTTTTATATTTCTATCTACCCAATTTTGCACTTCACTAAAATCAATATGTATTCCATTTCTCGTTAATTCTGAATATATAGCGTCTGCTATTTTTGATGAACCCCAATCCATCATTCTTCTTTTGTATTGAGGTGAATTTGTATCTACTTCATCACTATCAGAACCAAACATTATATACTATGTGTATATAATATTTGTATCGTTCCTAAATTTCGGTATGCAATGTTTTAATTCAATGAATTTAATTTGAAATTTGGTTGGATACATATTATACAAAGATAATAATTCTAACATATTAAATTATATAATGGGTGTCTTGCACCCCCAATTCCAGCCATACCCATACCTGTCAACATTCTCTTATTCATTCTGCGGTTTCTGGCTTGTACTGCCTTGATCTGTTTTTGGGTCATCATTGAACCATCAGGCAACATTGGATTAATCATTCCACCTACCAAGTGGCTCATTGACATGGGGGACGCAACCTTGCGTGGTCTGCCTCTGCGTCCAGTTCGGATTGCCCCTCCACTACCACTTCCTCCATACATTATGGGTGATGCAAATGACATAGGGGACGCAACCTTGCGTGGTCTGCCTCTGCGTCCAGTATGGATTGCACCTCCAAGTGAATAGGACATAGGGCTATAAAGTCCTCCATGATGAATAGTAGGGTAATCCATTCCAACAGGAATGACACCACCAACACGGCGTCTACGAATGTGGTGTCTTGCACCACCTCTTCCTCTTGGGTCTGTCATAGAATTAAATACTCCTTTCGCTTTATTGAAAGCATAATGATTAAACGATGGATAATGTCTTGGTATGTCTCTTGGTGATGATGGAATTGGTAAAAAATGTCCTGTTTCCATATCCAAGTCCCAGTGATTTAATATTTCTTCGTCAGACAACTCATTCATTATACTTTGAGGTGTTGGTGGTGATATACCACTCATCATAAAAAATTTTAATACTTCTTCTGTGATGTAAAGTTTTCCGTAACGGATAATTGCTTCTCGTGTAGCCATTTTATAATATAGGAAAAGAAAAGAATTTATTTTTCTCGTTGTTCCCATTTCTTATTTAACCACAACGCATTTTTTTTTATTGACCTTGTATTTCCCCATAATAATAATGCACTAAACATTGCTGGGCTCGGAATTAAATTCATAATTAATCTTTTTTCTGTTTTATTTGCTAAATGTCTTGCTAAATAATTAAATTTAGTCATTTCACTTGCACCATCAATATAAGTATTTCCTTTTTTGCCTGTTGACTTGTTTTCGTACCCAAAATCATAGGTTTTTCCACTATCCATATACACTCTAAACCTTTTGTTTATCTTGGGTGAGTTTGTTATTTTTACAATCATAATATATAAGTGTAAAAAAATAATTAATTAAATGTTACAAATTGGAAAATCTATTTATTTTATTCTTCATCATCATCACTACAATATTGTCTATCTTCTGTATATGAAATATTCGCACGACAAATGGGGCATATTTTTTTTTTTAACCCAACCCAGCATTTCATACAGAGTTTATGACCGCAAGGTGTTTTGGTGTGAGGATATATTCCACATAATAGGGGGCATTCGTCACTATGGTGAGGCATATTTCCACCAAATATATTCCATGTTAATTTATCTCTTTTCATTTTCATTTTTGTTTTAAGTACTCCTTGTTCTTTGTCATATTCTAATTCGTTCAATAATGCATTCAAGGATTTTAGAAAGGTTGATATTTCTTCTACTGTTAAATCAGTTGGTTTATACAATATACCATATATTTCATTTTGAAAATTATAATGATAAGTATAATATCTATATATTTCATCACTACTACTATATGTTGATAATTTTTTATCTTCTATTCTCATACTTGTAGACACATTCATATTATTTATTGATTTTCTTTTTATAATTTCAAATATTAAATCCATTTCTATTCCACCATAATACACAGGAAACATATACTCTATGGTGTATATGGTTGTCTCTTCATTTCTGCAACATTTTCTTTCCTCTATTTGTGATGATAATACCTGTGCTAATTCTTCGTAGGATTTGTTTTCCATCTTGTCGTTCTTAATATCTATACACACATTCTTTTTAAATCATTTTTCATTTCAATTTTTTTTTATATTCACAAATCTTTCTTTTTCAAAATTTCAGTCAACACAGCACAATATTTTTGCAATTCTATTTTATTATCCAAAGCAGTTTGACCTATGATTTCTGCATCTACCATTATATCCTCTGCAAAAGGAAAATAAGGCATATATTCTCTTGATTTTGGATTTTCTTTCCACTTTTTCAACATTCCTTTCATATAGAATTTCATTTGTGTTTCTGGATATTTGTGATTTGTACCTGAATAATAAACAACACAATCGTTTGGTATTTTTGGACTGGTAATTTTAAAAATCCAAAAGTATTTCATTTTGAATATTACTATACAAACAAGAAATCTATTTATATTCTTTTCAAAATATAAAATATTTAAGAAATATATAAATGGAAAATGGAACATTTGTAGATTTATCAAAAGATCCAGAGATTTTAGCAATGGAACAGAAAGTATTTGATATGCATTCAGAATACAGACGAGACAAGGGTATACCTGATATTCAGTGTTGTTTTTGTGATAGGGTATGTGAGACATACGGTCATAATCCATATCCTTTGAAACCCAAAGATACACACGAAAGATGCTGTAATGTTTGTAATGGAATGAAAGTCATTCCTGCACGAATGGCTATGTATGTCAGACAACGACATGAGGACGGCACTTACAAGTACGGTAATGTAGATAAATAAAATATTTAATCATTCTATTTTATTTATACTTTTTTAATTCCTAAACGCTGTTTTGGTTCAATGACAGGTTCAGGTTGAAATTCTGGTCTCTGTTTTGTTCCAACCACTATTTTAACAGGTTCGGTTACTGTACTTTCTACAATAGGACGATTTAATTTAGCAACTCTTTTCACTTTATCCATATAAGTTAAGTTGAGAAATTAATTTTTAAAATTATTGTTTTCAGTAAAATATTTTGTTGAATTTTATTTTTGAATTAAAAAAAAAATTGAAATGAATTTTAACATATGTTTGTATAGACATCAACCAAATAATAAGAATGTCGCAACAGAAATTAACACAAGAACAAATAGAAATGTTTGATACAATTACATCAAAGGTGATGTATTGTGAGTTGGAATATATCTATGAAAATTATACTGCATTAATGGAATATAAAAGGCAAAAAGAAACAGAAAAATATAATGTTGAATGTATTACGACAGATGAGAATGGTGGAATTAAACAAATGGTTTACTGGGACGATGATGAGGGGTACGATAATTATGATGATGCAATTACATATTGGAAACACGCAATCAAGAGTGGTAGATATGATGCAGTCCGTCTTACTAACAAAGATGGGGATATTGTAGACGAGTGGAACAAGGAAAGTAATTAGACGATATAAGATTTAGGTTTTTCAAATTTGTAATTAATTAAATATTCTTTTTTATTTTTTACTGGAAACATTATATTTTACTTGAATAAGATATAATGTATATGCTATACACACAAATATCTAAATATCTAAATATCTAAAAAAACCAAAGTATTTTCCATTTTTCCCTTTCATGAGAGAGGTTTTGAAATTTTAGGTATTTTAGGTATTTAGATATTTGTGTGTATAGGTTCGGTCTCTTCAATGTATTTGAACCCTCTAAAACAACCTTTCTTACCTTTGTCCTTACCTGTACCCTGTGCCTGACTTTCGTATTTGAAAATGACTTTCATTCGTTTCAGTTCATCTTTGACCTTGATATGTTTGAAATTATTGTGTGTAGCCATTGTTTCCAAGTCCCTTTTCCATGTAACACCGTCAGGCGTCATTTCATAATTAGACATAAACCATTCTTCAAACTTATTATTGTCTTCCATTACTTCCTTTGCGTCTTCATTCCAGTCATCAGGATATTTTGCAATTCCAGAGTTATAATACTTGTTTGCATATTGCATTATCAAATAAATTAATGCATCTCGGTATTTACCTTTCAGTTTATCAGGTAATTTATTATCCATTATAAATTGTCTATTTTCATAATCATCATCTTTGTTACTGGCTTGAAATTGTGAATTAAATTGCATTAATCTAAATCGTCTTTTGACACCAGCATCACCTTTGATAGTCAATGAATTATTACTGACTGCAAACAATTTAAAAGTGATAGGCATTGTCACTGCTTCCGTAGCATATAATCGGTTGTATTTGTAACTTGTTCCATCTGCAACTGCCTTTGTTAAATCCTCATCTTTTTCTTTGGTAGACAATTCATTGACCCATAGCAATTTCAATCCAATCCAAGTTGCAATTTCCTTGCGTACATCAGCACCCTTATCCATAAAATCCTTATTGGCTTTCATCACATAATTCGGCATTAGTTCTTCCAAAGTTTCAAAGATAATAGATTTTCCGTTACTTGCGGTTTCTCCACGCAAATACCAGAAATTTTGTTCTTTTGACCTGTCCCCAGTGAAAGCATATCCAATGCTGGATAAATAATATTCTAAATGTTCCTCATTCCAATTGCAAATTTTCTTTATAATATTTCTGACTTCGCTGGTATTCGTGTTTTCTGTGTAGTCAAAAGGAATGGTTTTCGTAACATAATCCTCTTTTTGAATACCATTTGAGAATTGCATTGTTTTCAAATCCATTACGCCATTTTTAAATACCATCTTGTAGAGTGAATTATCTAATTTTTTAATGAATTCTGTATCATGTAAATAATCCTTTAACATTTTGCAAACTTGACAACTAAAACTGCTTTTTGTAACCTTTCTGTAATTCGCCAAATAATCACATCTTAATTCTATAAATTCTTTTTTTTTGGCTTCATCTTGCGTGTTATTTATTTTGTTACATATACATTCCATCGCCTCGTCTATTTTCTCTTGAATTGCAGATACAATGGTCGCAGTTGGTTCTTTCACCACATTCCAAAGATTTTTATTGTTACACAAAAACCATTTATCCTCACAATAAATTAATGTTGTTTTCAAATATGGTGCAATAAACTTTGCAACATCATTTTCACCCTTTTCAAAGATTTGAATGTCCGCATAATGTTTGTGATTAACTAACCAGTTCTTATATCCATCATAATTCAAAGAACGAGCAATCTTTTCCAAACCATTAATGCTGTGTTCGTATGCATTTGGTTTTAAATAATCTATTATTTTTGATTTTTCATTATCAAAATTTATCTTATTATTATCACACCACTTTTCCCATACTTTATCATCATAGGAATAAGACAGGCAACCAGCAACACTTAACCATAGTGCACGATCTTTTTGTCTATGAGGTGGAACTTTGCAAACATTATAAAGCAAATCTAAATATTTGTCTTCTTCATCTGTACTTTCCGTGTCTGTTTCATCTTGAATAATAAAATTTTCTAATTTTCTTGATTTCTTTTGTTTTTGTGATGATGACCCTGTTACTTTTTTGGATTGATATTTTGGAATATTTGTATTGTGAATAAACAATTGCTTATAATCCACTTGGGAAATGTCTAATGCGTCCATCATGAATTCATTATCCGTTTCATCAAGCGTTATTTCATATGCATATGTTAATTTGTATGCATCACGGTCAGGTTTTCTTGAACCAAACATTTGAATATTAGTAGTACCTTTGGTAATTCCATCATCAAATACACTATCCCAACTATTATTAAATGGAATATCAACTTCATCTTCATTTTGTTCGCAAAATTTAATCATTTTCTCACGAATTTCTTTTTGAATATTTCTATCCACATAAAATCCAAATTGCAAATGTATTCCGTCTTTGGTTAATGAACTATCAGGCATTCTATAAATGTCATCTCGTTCCATCACAAATATAGGAAATTTTGTATTTTTATCAAACACATAATATTCTTTCAAGAATTCTAAATATTGCATTATGAAAATATCAATATGCCCTTTTTTATATTGTCTGCATTCCACATCATAACTAAATCTAAAATCTAAATCAACATACATAGAACCACCTTTTAGGTCTTGTCTTTCTGTCAAATATTCAGGATTGCCTTTTTTGATTACAAAATCAGTATACAAATTCCAAAATTCATCTTGTTTGTCATCTGAAATTTTATAAATTCCACCTTGAATACTGGTATGCGTGTAATCCTTTGAACCTTTCGGCAATTTGCAAGATTGTAGAAACTTTGAGTAAGACATTCTTATATACTATACACACATAAAAATCTCTTTAAACCATTTCAATTTTTTATTTTAATCTAAAATATTTAAAATAAAAATCTATACTTTTTCCTAAACTTTTGGATTATTCCAACAAAATATTATTGAATATTGTGGATATTTTATTCCAATAATATTGTCTCATTCTATTCTTACGATGCTGTTGCAAATGGCGTTCAGGATTTCTTTTTCGCCAAGCATAAATGCAATCTTTTTGACTTTGAGAATATTTACACATTGTTAATATACTATACACATAGATTTTAATATATTTTTTTAAATCAATTTTAAAATCTATTAAGCAATTCTCATAAATTTTGTCTGAATTTCGGCTTGAATAGATGTAGATGTTGTTTGAAAATTATTGGAAACATAATATAACTGGATATTTGTATTATTATCACTGATGTAAATTGGAAATGAACCTGAAACATTGGGAAGATTTCCTGCACTATCCGAAGTCGCAAACAAAGTGAAATCTTGAATAGTAGATGCAAAATCGTCTATTTGGTCTGGGGCATCTCCACGCAAATTAGTAAGATTGAATTTCACATTGTAATCTGAACTTGGTTTTGTACCATAGGGAAAGGTTGCGTTGAATGTAACCATGTATGTTCCTGCTGGTAGATAATTATTAATAGAACCTCCATTTGCATCTACTAATTGGACTGGAATTTGATTATCAACATTAGGGCGTATTTTTGCATATGGTAGATAATCTACACCTTCTTTGGCGTAATATCCAAAAGTGTAAATTGTTCCAAGTTTTACTTGGACTACATCTGTTTCTCCCACAGGTGTATATTGAGATGCAACTGGTTTGACAGATATATCATTTACACCTCCAATCAAATAAGAAATTTTGGCTGGGTTTGATAATGATACTTCTGCATCATAAAAATATGCACCATTAAAAAAATTTACATCAACATTTTGAAAAGACAAATTTGTATATTCCGAAGTAAAATTAAAAGAAGGATATATATAATTATTATAAAATTCACTAAAACCTGCTTCTAATTTTAATTTTTCTAATGATAAACCTTCATACACACCAGCATCAAACAACCGAGTATTTGTTATTTCTAAACTGGTTAATGCTAAATTTCCTTCTGTAACACTTTGTACGGACATTATAGTATAGAATAAGAAAAGAAATTATAGTTGAATGGCTTGTAATCGCACTTTTCTCAAATAAACATTTCCAATTGTTCCCAATTGAAATAAAAACTGACAGCAAAGAGGATATGTTGCTGGTTCTGTTCCAAGATTATTAATTGCTTCATTTGTATCAAAAATATAAGTTACATTCACAGAATAATTACTTTTTAAATTATCGCTATTTTGATTTATAAACGACCATTCAATAGGATTATTTGTAATATTTGCAGGGAAAATAGAAAATGGGCTACCGACTGTTACTTTTGAAGTTGTATCTGTAACTAAACAAAATATATTTTGTGTTAATGGGGCTGAACCTTGTGTGCTATCTATATCCATTGAAAATGTAATTATATATTTATTTCCTTGAATAAGTGTTGTAGTCGGATCACCATTTACACCAACATTCAAAAGTGTATTAAAATTAGCCAGTCCTGAAACCATAACATCAGTAGTACTTGTAAATGTTATGACATTTACGCCTGAAATATGATTATCCACATACGCTTTTGTTGTTAGTTGGTTTTGTTCTGTAATAGGTGTACTCCCAGTATAAATTGGGGGGTCAAGTGAAACTTCCAAAGATTTTAATTTTAATCTACCATCGTTTAAACTCTGAACGGACATTGTATTATATTATAAGATAATAAAATATTATACAACAACTTGGGGTTGATTTTGTATTTGTCGTGTATCATTTTCTCCTTCTGTTTCAGTGTCACGCTGAACGCTTATTAGACCAAAACAAATAGAAAAATTGGAACATTTAGATTTGTAAATATACATGAGTATCAAAGAACCAAGAGAAGTAATTGCCGACACCCCTAAATATCCAGCGGTAGATGCGTCCATTACTATACACAGATATTTTATTCAAATACTACTGTTTTCCAAACGGCTTCATTTGCATTATAAATACTCAATACTTTTCCGTCCCAATTTAACATTCCATCAGTCGCAGGATCAGGTTGAGTTTGAGATTTTAAAATCACATTTCCAATGGTTAAATTGCTGGTAGTCCACTCACTCAATACTGTGCTTTCAAAATCGCTCATTGTAATTTGAGTAGGTTGTATATTAATTAGATTATTAGACGCATCATATATATAACTTTCCGTTGTTTTCAAATAAGAACCATTCCCATTTTCATCAGCACAAAAGATTTGATTTCCAGCCAAGTCCATTACGATTTGGCGTGTGTTGTCGCCATTCTGTAAAAACATTGCGTTTGATTGGATAGTCGCATTACTATCATTACCAACGATAAGCATTTGATTAAATTGAATATTGTTCGTGTATCCAGTTGTCACATCGGTGAATACAATTTGAGATGCAACGCTGGGGTCTGCTTTGGTTAGTGTTATTCCATAGGGGGTAGTATTGATATTATTACCACTCGCATCTCCAATGGAATTGTAAGTTGGACTTATTCCACTTGCGTTTCCTGATGGGTCTTGAATGTAAATATCGTGTTCTACATTATCCAATACAATCATATTTCCAACACCATCTTTGATACTCATTGTAGTTGCTTTCAAAATGGTTTCCATAGCATTTCCTCCAATATTATCTGTTAATGATAATAAACTAACAACTGAACCATGTTCGTCACTCATTTTCAAACTAATAAAATTAGTAGTTGTGTCAGGATTAGTAAATGTAGTATTTATATCTATAAAATTTGTTATGTTATTTCCACTCATATCAACAGATTGACTTGCTGGAAAAGTCGCCCAAAGTGATGCATCTGCATTACTACCTGTTGCCCCTGTTGCCCCTTGTGCCCCTGTTGCACCTGTTTCCCCTTGTATACCTTGTGCTCCTGTTGCTCCTGTATCTCCCTGTGCTCCTGTTGCTCCTGTTGCTCCTGTTGCTCCTGTTGCTCCTGTTGCTCCTGTATCTCCCTGTGCCCCTGTTGCACCTGTTTCCCCTTGTATACCTTGTGCTCCTGTTGCTCCTGTATCTCCCTGTGCTCCTGTTGCTCCTGTATCTCCCTGTGCTCCTGTTGCTCCTGTATCTCCCTGTGCTCCTGTTGCTCCTGTATCTCCCTGTGCTCCT